TGTTGAACCTTCCGATCCATTCATTATTTTGTAAATAGCATATAAATAACTACCTCTTGAACCAATTAACGTCCAACCAGTCGGAACAGTTATCGGTTGAGTAGAAGATATGTTAATTACTACTGTTTGATTAGCTGAATATGTTGGGTAAGTTACAGTTAAAGTTGTTCCACTTGTTGTAAGCGAACTTTGACCTGAAGCAGCAACGGTAGGAACAATCTGCACATTAGCAACAGATGGCTGTGTAGAAGTAAAAGTTTTTTGTATACGTGTTATTTCACTTTGAGTAGCAGTAAATGTTTTAGCTATACGTGTAACGGCAGATTGAGTAATAGTAAAGGTTTTTTGTAACCGAGATACTGCAGTTTGTATTGTAGTAAGCCTAGAGGCGATTCTAGCCTTACTAGGTTGCGTAGTGGTACGAAGTTCAACTATACGCGAAACGGCTGTCTGAACGGCTGTAAACGTCTTTTGGATGCGAGATATGCTAGTCTGAGTAGCTGTTTGAGTTTTACTAATACGTGATACAGATGGCTGCCCTGGAGTTGTAAGGTTATTAAATGAAACTGTATCTACCCAGAAAGTTCTTCCTGCCTGCGAAGGTGGGTTTGCTCGTTTAAAATCAGATATGTGCAAATAACCAGATGAAGAAGTAGTGAATGGTATTTGTATTAATTGCCAAGTAGTACTGGTATTAATAGCAAAATAGCTTGCTGTTGAGTTCCAAGTAACACCATCAGATTGTAAATAATTACCAGATACAGGAGTTGAACCATCCATAAATTGAATTTGCATTTGTCCAGCAGTATCAGATTTTACATAAACATTAAACAAGAAAGATGTAGTTGTAGGTACGCTTAATACATAACCTGCAGCCGTTCGTATACCAACATTAGTATTAGATCCATCTACTACAATTTTTGCTGATTGAGTACCTGTATAAGCTACGCTGTTATCTATGCTTACAGTTGCACCTGTTGTTGTTGCCCAGCCTGCTACAGCCCAAGTAGTGCCAATTTCAAAATCACCATTATATAAAAGATTTGGGTAATACGAACGATTTATTTGTATCTTAGAAACTGATGGCTGAGTGCTAGTTTGAGTTTTAGTAATACGAGTTACTTCACTTTGTATAGTCGTAAAGCTCTTACTTATGCGTGCTGTAGATGGTTGGTTACTTGTACCATTTATTTGTACTCTTGAAACGGACGATTGAGTTGTACTAGATGTTTTAACTATTCTAGCTTTGGAAGTCTGATTAACAGTTTCTTGTTCTATGATCCGTGCTACAGATGTTTGGTTACTATTAAAAAATTTAGCTATACGAGCTTTAGAAGTCTGAGTAGTTGTACGAATGTTTGGAGCTATGTTAGCTACAGAAGTCTGAGTTGTTGTAAAAGTTTTACTTATTCTTGCTACTGATAGTTGTGTTGAAGTAAAAGTTTTAGATATTCTGGCTTTACTTGGTTGAGTACTTGTAAGCGTGTTTTGTATACGAGCTTTGCTAGGTTCAGTAGATGTAAGTGTTTTTTGTATTCTGGCTACAGATGATTGAGTTGAAGTAAACGACTTAGATATTCTAGCTTTAGAAGTTTGAGGAGTTGTAAATGTATTAGTTATACGAGCTTTGCTAGTAGTGGTAGCTGTAGGTTGGTAAAATGTAAGGTAAACAGCACCATCTGCACCATTACCACCAGTACCAGATATGAATGGATTAGTAATTTTAGCTCCACCTCCAGAACCTGCACCTCCTGGGAATGTACCGTTCTGACCGTTATAACCGTTAGTTGGAGTTCCACCAGCAGCACCATTACCGTTACCAGATGCAGATATGTTAGTTACAGTTCCAGATAATCCACCAACTCCATTAGAGAATGATGTAGCTGCTGAACCACCAGCAGAACCTGCTGTAGAAGTACTAGTTGTATTACTAGCACCACCAATATATCTAACAGTACCTGTTCCTAATACACCTCCAAGAGGACCACTTGTTAATCCTCCAACATCTCCATAACCACCACTACCTCCTTTAGCTACAACTGTAGTAGATGCAAATGTTGAATCACCTCCGTTATTACCGTTAGCACCAGTGTTAGCTCCTCCTGTACCTCCAGCACCAACGACTATAGTATAAGTAGTTCCTGGGGTTACAGTTACAGTAGAACGAGAGTATCCACCTCCTCCACCACCAGTACCCGAACCAACGTCATTACCTAAAGCACCTCCACCTCCACCTCCAGCTCCGTAAGTATCTACTATTACAGATGTAACATTTTGTGGTGCAGTCCATGAATAAGTTCCAGCAGCAGTATATGATAGGAACTCTTGGTTACTACCTATTGTTTTGAATACGCTTGGTTTAACAAAAGTAAGAGTTTTTTGTATACGAGTTACTTCTGGTTGAGTTGAAGTGTATATACCAGCTTGAAGTTCTACTATAGCTATACCACCGCTGTTAGAGTTTCCGTAAGTATAAGTAACACCAAGAGATGATTGGGCAGTGGTAGTTGGTATGTAATCTAGTGTTGCAGGTCTAGAGCTAAAGGTAGCTGTGTTTACATGGTTGTTAGTTGCTGAGTTAGACCATGTAGGAGTGAATGTGGTAGCACCAAAGTGAGATGAACCAGCAATAATAAGGTTACCGTATTTAGTAGTTGAAGTTAATGTTGCAGTACCAGAAGTGCTAGAAGATACAGCTGCAGTTTGTGATTGAACTACAGGCGAAGATGTAATGTTTATACCGTTCCATACAGATATAACTGCTGAACCACCAGTAGATGAAGAAGATAAGTTAAAAGAAGTCTGACCAGCAGATGTTCCATAACCTATCATTACATAGACACCTGGAGCAGTTCCTGCGTTACTTACAGGGGTTACCCAAGTAGCACCTGCACCAGATGGAGTTAAGGTAACACCACTAGCCATTGAGGCAACAACTATAATAGTATCACCAGCATTTGTGGTTACTGGTAATCCTGGAGAGTTGCTAGTTGAACTAACTGAAAAAGTGTTACTGCCTCTTAAGTTAATCATTTAATTTCTTGAACTTTCTGTACATTCATTTTTGTTTCTGGGTCTAGATACTCATAACCAAATACTATTTTTTGTAGCATAGGGTCTGATGTTTCACCTGTCGCAAAGTTTCGTTCTATTGCGTAAGTCTTAAATCTAATAGGTTTAGCGTTGTCAGGAACTGATGTCCAGTCTATGTCTAATTTCTGTTTTGGAACATGCAAAGACAAGCGTACCATAGGGCCATGGTCGGCTTCTGGTAGCTTGTTTAAGATGTCATAAAAGGTGTTTCGCCCTTCTTCGTAGATAGACTTATCGTCTTGCTCTAGTTCACTAAGAACGAAACCATCCTTATATTCTGCTTCTATGTGGGGCATTGTATTGCTTTTCCCTGTCCGTTAGGACAATTAATTAACTTTCAGTCCAAGTGTAAGTGATAGTTTCTGAAGTTGTATCTCCAGGAGCTGCACTTGTAGTTGTCTGTAGTTGAAGTCGTAATGGGTTTACATATACACCACCAGCTGTAGTGTAAGTAGATGTACCAGTACCGACACCTGTTGAACTTGAATTAAAGTTTGCAGTCATAGCTGAAGTTGTAACTGTTGAGTCACCGCTAGCTGTTGTTGCTGGAGTTGTGTAACTAGTCTTAACTCCACCTACTAATGTTAGACCTGTTCCAAGGCTTCCACCTGCTACGCTCATTGTGTATGAAGCTGAAGATAGTGTGTTATATGTACCTGCGTGTACTGCTGATTGATACTTAGTGTAACTGTTGTTACCAGCTGTAATTGGGCTAGATGAATAGGCAGTTGTGCTGTCATCTATGTTTTTTAGGTTCATTTCAGTTCTAGAACCTGTGATTGTTGGGGTTGCTCCGTTATATTCGGACCATGATACTGTTGATGCCATTAGTTAGATCCTCCTGCTGGTTCTTTGTGCCAGCCTATTACGTTACCATTTTCGTCTTTGTCAGCGACAATAGTTTCACCGCTTGCATCGACAAATCCTTCTGGATGTCCAGATAGAATTTCAACGGAAACTACATCTTTGACAATTGTTGCATCGATAGGTTGATTATCCATAATTTTCTCCTTAACTTACTCTTGTTGTTATGTCATCTATTACTGTAAAAGTATTTGCCTGTAGCGAAATGATATTGCCTGACGAATCTTTAACTTGAACGTCGTAATAATAAGTACCTTGGCTTAAACCAGATGTATCGGTATTAGCGAGTACAATCTGAGCTTGGCTTGGGTATGTCCCACCACTAGGTGTAATAAATGAACTAACTTGTTTTTTAATTGCAGCAGAAGCGTCCGTACCATCACTTGCAGGAGTTGATGAACTATTAAGAGTAAAGTAAACTGTTCCTCCTGTTAAGTTAAATGGTGTAACACCGTCTGACTGATATACAGGTATGTTTAAAATGTAGGTATTCCCACGTATTGCATTTTGTATAGCTGGAGTTTGTGAACTTACTTTCATTTTTTTACTCCTAAATGTTTATGTAATTTCTTTAAATGATTAATAGTATCTTGATGTTTTTCAGTTTGAATTCTTTGTCCAACCATAATTATTGGAAGTAATACTAACTGTAAAAAATATCCAGAAAAAGCACTAATGATTAAGACAAGTTTTACATTATTAGTAAAGGCACCGACCATACCCATTATTCCTACAATAGCGAATAAATAGGCACAGTACATTGTTCCAACACCTTCTGTAATTTTGTCTGCTAACAAATCATTAAACTTTTTCATTTGCCACCTTTTAAAATAACGTCCCAAACGTAAATGAAAGCCGTAAAAACAGAGATAATTACACCAGCAATCCAACGAGCAGTGTTTTTAGTAATATAGTTTTGTCTAACATCGTACATCATAGATTTAAGCTCTTTGATATCTTGTTTAATTTCTTCTAAATTATCACTCATATTCTTTTGGTTTGCCTCCACTATAGCTAGTCTTTCAGTTTCACGTTGGGTCATGCTATTTTTTTCCTGCTCTTTTTTTACCTTGTGCTGAAAATGAAGCCATCTTTTTTGCTCCATACTTTTTTCTTCCAATGTATGCTGCAAGGGCAGGGGATTTGCCAGATGCTACCATCTTAGCGAATCGTCCACCACCACCCGGTTTCATACTTTTACCTTTGAAAGATTTAGCTGGCATATTACTTACCTTTGCGTACAGAAGCCATGTAGCCACTGCCGTCTTTGTTGCTTTTTCCTGCTCGTGCCATTTGTGCTGATTTGCCAGTAAAGTTGCTTCCGCTTCCTATTTTGCTAGAACCACCACCACGCTTGCTAGAACCACCACGTACTGTTGGTGAAGTTCTATTAGCTTTGTTGCTACCTGCTGGGTTGCTTTTCATTGGATCGTTGTAGCTACCACCGTACATTTTTTGTACAGTTAATGAAGCACCAGTTCCTGCACCTGAGGGAGTTTTGAAACTTGAAATGCTTGATGTGCTACCATTTCGTGCCATTTTACCGTAGTTATTAAGGCTTGCGAAGGTTGGGCCACCGTATGGTCCACGGCTCTTAATTCCACGTGTGAAGGTATTAATATCGTTGTGTGTGCTTATTGCGGCCATACCGAAGTTATCGCCTGGCTTAAAGTCTTTACCTTTTTGTGCTGTTACTTTGTTTACTGATGATTGTCGTGCACCACCAGCTTTTTTTGCATTGTAAGAGTTTGGTAATGGAGCAATGTTCATTCCAATTTTACCACCACTTGCAAATTTATTTTGTGTACTCATATTATCTCCTTATTTTGTTCTTGTTGTTGCATATTTGGATTTCATAGCTTTCCTCACCCTCAAGAGTTCCGCTTTGTGATCTTCCATATGCTGCTTGTTGTATTTAAGTGACTGCTTGAGCATTTTCTTTCCGGCCGCTATATGTCTTTTGCTCATAGCTTTGTCTGATTTTGTTGCTGGCTTAACGCCTCTTTTTGCCATTTAATAACTCCTTAATTTTTTAGGTCGTTTATCTGTTTTCATTTTAATTTTTGGTGTAACTTTACCCATGACCTTTTTGGGTTTGGCTTTGTTTTCAAGTGTCAGTTTTTTGTAATCCATGTTTTTCCTTTCTTTAAAATGGTTCTATCATTAATGCTGAATTATTAGGTAAAGTGGTTACTTGTAATAAAGATGAATATGAATTAAATCCTGAATATGGGTCTACGCCATCCATGTAACAGTTATAGGTAGTTCCGCCATTAAGTCCTGTAAACACTTTTGTACCTGAACTTGACCCTGTAGATGCAGTTACATACGTTGTTCCATTATCTGTCGAAAACTTAATAGTTGAATCTGATTCATTAGTAGTACCGCTAAGTGTAAAACCAGTTGCAGTTATTGCACTTGATGTAAAAGTTTGTGGTACTGCGTATCTTTGAATGTTATCTAACGCAAATGCAGTGTTACCGACATTCATTGTTCCTAAGTAACCATCTACCATTGAACCTGAAATTGTAATTGATTCTGTACCGTCTGAATTGTGACCAATAGTCCACGTATTTGAAGCGATTAAATAAGTACCTGGGCCAGTTCCACGACTTTGACTACCATTGTTATAACTGTAAGTACTTCCGTTTACTGTGATACTTCCAGATTCGGTAGAAACTTTTGAAACACCACTACCTAATACAAGTGAAAGATTAACAGTTACCGAACTGTTGTTAGATGGTCGGTTGGCTGTTGAAGTCCAGTCTAATCGAATATATGATCCGTATAAACCAGTTCCACTTCCTGCTACACCTCCAGAAGCCATCTATTAACCCTTTCCTACGCTAAGTACATCCCATTTTGAAGTTGCTGCATTGTACTTACATCCAATGTAGTGCGTGTTGCTAATTGTTGTAGCTGTTGGAAGTGTTACTTGAATAACATTGTAAATTGCGTTCCAGCTAAGTGTTTGTGATGTTCCATTATCTCTAATACGAATAATAAGAGATTGACCATCGCTTGGTGTGCCTGTTGGGGCTGCAATTGTGGCACCAGTAGCTAATGCTGACACTATATACATAGTTGATGTAAGTGTAGGTGTAATAGTAGAACCAGATGTTGTTGATGATGGAGTTACTACTACAGAATTGTTAAAAGTAGTTGCACCATTAGCTGTCAAAGCACCAGTTAAAGTGGTAGCTCCAGTTACACCTAATGTTCCAGAAATTGTTGTGTTGCCAAGACTAGGAAGCGTAGCTGTTCCAGAAACTGTAAGTGTATCTGTAGATAATCCACCCGAGTTACTCATACCACCCGTGTTTGATAGTCCTACGTGATATCCAGCTTGTGTATGTTGCGTAAGGTAAGCTGATTGAAAATCGTTCCATAAGTTAGCTGTAATCCACATTGTAACGTTTGCACCATTATTGTGTGATTGTGCTGTGGTACCGTCTTTACCACGTAACAAGCTACCAATACCAGTTGAACTTGTAACTACACCTGTAACTACTTCTTTAAGTGAGTTTGTAGCTAATCCTGATATAGGATCAGTTGCATCAATAACTAAAGTAATAGCAGTACCCGTAGGTAATCCTGTAGTTGAAGATACAGCCATTGTTGTATCACTTGAAAGCATAGAGCTAGTCAATGCTGTTGCAAAGTTCGGTGCTGCGTTTCGTACTAAATCTGTGTTAGCTGCTGCCATATTATTCTCCTAAATAAAAAACAGGCACTCCGATTAGGGAGAACCTGTCACTCTCGACTGAGTTTTCGTTTGTTATTATATCATTTTTAAGCGTTAAAGTACACATTAGTTTAAAATCCAAGCTGTAGGATCTTGAGTTGGTATTAGAAAACCTTTAACTACAAGTTGGTTCATAGTATAGTCACCAGACAATGAATTAGTAGTTATTTCAGCTTCCCAGTTATTAAGCAGTTTAGTAATACGCACACGTTTTTTATCTGCTAATTGCGTTACTTGTAATGGAGCAGTTGTTACAGCCGAAAAAGCTACAGCACTAAATGCAAAGCTAGAAAATCCTATGTTATCTGCCGAACTACCAGCGGTATAAGTATAAGAAGCTAATTGACTAAGTGGTGAGTTTTTAGTTGTACCCGAGAACGTTAAGTTTATTTGTCCTTGTGGTGATCCTAATTCCCAGTAAGCATATTGGATGTTAGCAAATTGAATGTGATCAGGTGATACGTGAACTAAACCTGTTTGCAAATGAGTTTGAAAAGGTAAACCGTTATCTCCATTAAAATTAGAGTTTATTTCAAGTAGATAATTACCAGCCGTAGGATTGCTTGGTACACCTAGTAAGTGAAGTACACCAGAGTTGTCGGTATATTTAATAAAATGATTTACACCAAAGTTAAACGCAGCCGGGTTCCAATTCTGTTTGGCCGTATCGTATACAAATATTTGGTTGTTAGTTGTACCGCCATAGGGTACCGACCAAAAGATTTTTTTGTCAAACTCTACTCCAGCTATAGCTTGATTAACACTATAAGTAATAGCTTTACAATCGGGTCGGATTACAAGACTTATCTCATTAGTTGCAAGCACGTTAAACAGCGTCTGTACGCTTCCGTTTGAATAAAAGCCCGCAGGTCCAGGTGAGTAGTAATAAACGTTCTGTAGCGTCTGTACAACGCTCCTAGGGGCTGTTGTACCAAACGATTGCATAGCTTGGACAAGATTAGGTACTGTAACTGGTATATTAGCTATAAATTGCGTGGTTAATTGACAATGCCATACTGAACCATAGCCAGAAGCTTCTGACAACAAAATAGTAGTCATAGGCGTACCTTTGCCGTCCCTAAATTGTCCTACCCAGCGTGGTGTTTCAGTTGAGCCGTATTTAATGTCTACCCAACCACCACCAACAAAAGGTGAAAAACCTAATGAATAATTAAGTTGTGAACCAGCCCAATAAAGTCGGTTAGGGTTAGCAGGGTCACCAATAGCCCATAATCTATTGTCTGATAATCCTACCCAGCTAAACTTTGGTGCAGCCGTAGTATCTGATATAGGAGCAACAATAAAATTGTTTACATTATGATCGCCATAATCCGTATAACTAGTTGTACCAGTTAATGTTCCACCAATTTGAGGAACAGTATCTAAGAAATATGGTACTCCACCAGAATTTTCAGCAAGATATATATTATAACCAATAACGTTAGGATCTGTTGATACGTTCCATGTAAGGTTTATGAATGTTGAAGTAGAATAAGATGAAGTTGCTGTATTCCACCAATTAGAACGAGCAGGAATTGTGTAAGCAGTTGGAAAAGCTATTGCTACTGTTTCTCCAGTTTTAGTTACAGCAGATACATAATAATTAAGGGCATTTTGTGTAGTAGCTGTGTTATGTGTTGAAACACCACTACCAAATCCTAAAGGTACACCACTTGGTGAATAATTAGTTGTTGCAGGAATTGTTGGTGCGGTTACTTGTGAAAAACCTACCCAGCTAAATGGAGAAGTAGTAAGATCTACATATCCAAAATTGTCTACACCATTACTAATTAATACTTTGTTTTGAAATTGGAGCAAGTTAGTCCAAATTTGATTTCCAGATTTAACTAATGCATATTGTGCGTGCGTTGCAGCTGTAGTTCCATTGTACCCACGGGTTACTGTAAGCGTAGTAGTTCCAGCACCAGCTGTAACATACATTTGTTCGTTGTCTATAGTTAATCCGTAACCGTTAGATGATGGAAGTGATGCAGCAGTTGTAATTGAAATACTTGTAGCTGTTGTTGAAGATATAGCTGTTGCAAGCGTTGTAGTGTATTGGTTAGTTGATACAAAATGATTTGTACTTCCCGGAGTTGTAGTTGAGTTAGTTACAGTAGTCCATGATCCACCATCTTTTGAATATTTAAGAATACCATTGTCTACTATCATTAAGTAATTAACAGCAGCACCAGTGGTTGTGTTAAACGTCGTACAGTCAGTTCCACCTGTTACTGGTCCAGTATAAGCAGCACCATAATTCTTTGATCCCCAACGGGTAGTCCATACACCGTCTTGCGACATCATCATATTTTTAGCTTGAACTACAGAACCAAGTGGAAGTCGGTCTTCATTTACAAATGAAATAACACCCGGTCGCCAGCTAATAGGATTACCTTGACCACCAATAACTTGCTCATAACGTTTGATGTTACTTTGTTTAATTTTAGTTGTTTTACTGGGCATTTATCCTCCTACGCGTAACCGGTACCATTGTTGGTCCAGAATCCGCTATTCATTCTATTAGGTAGGTAAGTACTGTAACCAATAAGAGCATCAACATCTTTAACATAGTCATCTTGGAAGTTAGCACTCATCTCTTGTGCCATACGCATGTTGAGAAGTGAGTAGTTAGCCTTGTCTTCCATAATCTGGTAAAGGGTAGTATTAAAGTTATTAGCAGATACCTGTGCAGATACTTTGTAAATAATAAAGTTAGGGTCGCTCATTTCAGGAGTGTCGTTTGGATTTTGAAGAGCACCTGAACTTGTTACGTCAGGAATGTTAGCAAACTTGTAATAACGAAAAGAGATTGTAGCACCGATTTCAGCAGAACCAGCTTGTGGCCACCAGCCCATTATTAAGTTATAACCTGATACCGGGTTACCACTAATATAAAACTCTGGAAGTGAGTTACGTGGGTTAAGAGCCATTTCATTAAGTTTTTTAAGCCTAAATGCACGTACGTTTGGTGCAGAATTAGTTGAAGATGGATACGTTATGTTTATTGTACCGTCAAACATAAATTTAAAATCACCTGGAAGCGGTATTGTTATCGGAGTAGTAGTAGTGGAAGGTGTAGCTGTAATAGTGTAATAAGCAGGCTGATATACCCATAACTCATCCCATAATACACCACGCTCGTTTTCCCATGTAGGAATAGCAAGAGAACGAATCATACCAACGTATATATTGTATTCTTGTGAACCTACTACTGGTGCCGTAGGATCGTTAAGTGTCTGTAACTGAATGGCATTGATGATGTTTTGGTAACTCATCGGACTCGTATTTGCCATGTATTTCCTTTCTTAATAAAAAAAACACTCCAACAAGGGAGTGCTTCAGCTCTGCTGTGAGCAATCAACTGTATTATAACATTTTTACAGTTAAAATCCTACCCTTTAATTTTAATAGAACGTTGTTTAGCAAGACGTACAGGCCGTGATTTAGGTGCTTTTTTTAAACGAACTTTAATGCTTTTAGCTTTTTTAGCTCGATAAACAATAGGTTTAATAAGGCGTGGTTTTGAAGTGCCTGCATTTGCTGCATAAGCCGCTTCAGGATTAATTGCGTAACTACCGTCTGCATTTTTGGCAATGTCGTATTGACCTGCATTGTATACATCTTTTAAGAAATTTGGTTCTTTTCCACCTTGTTGTATTACCCCACCATATTTTTCTACATTGTAAATTGTTTCTTGTGCTAATACGTTTCGTATTTGGTTCCAAGCATCTTGATTAGCTTTAATAAACGCTGATTTAGCACCAGTACCACTAGGTAATGACCCTTCATATTTAAGCATAGCGTTTTGTTCTGGTGTAAGACTTTGTATAGGATATGGTATTGGTTGCAATCCCCAATTAACACGTTCTGCATTGGTATATGCATCTAATAATCCATGAGCTTCTTGAACCGATGAATCGTTTTCTAAAGTTGTTAGTTGAGCATTTTGTACTGGCGTTCTGTTTTGGTTAGAAGATAAAGCAGTTATTTGACTTAACTTTTGTGATTGGTCGTTGCTTAAAGTTGGAGATGCTACATAGCCTGGACCTTTTACGGTATTGTTTCCCATATCTTGCGTTTTTTCCCATGCACTTTCGTTTGCAAAAATGGTAATTAAATCTGGATTTTTTTGTTCTAACACTGTTCGGTTAGGGTCGCCCGGTGCTAAAGCTTCGTATTGCATGTACATTTTTAATATATCTGTTGATAAATCCCATATAGTGTTGTGATTAGGTAACGATTGTTCAAATTTCTGAACTGCTGCTAGGGCTTTTGGATCACTAGCAAGTTGCCCATATCGTTCACCTTTTTGAAATGAATTTAACAATATAGTTTTACCGTCTGATGTGTGGTCATTATCAAGAAAAGTATTTGCGATATCTCTTGTTTTTTGAAGTTCTTTAATTGCTTCAGGATTAGCACTTTGACTAAATGGAGGACTAAGGTCTTTACTTAATTGCTGTCTGCCGTTACTCCATGCTGTTATAAATTGCTGTTGTACTGGTGTTAAAGTAGCTGGCGGTGTGTAACCTAATGATTTTCCAATACTACTATTAAGTATCGTATCACCAAGTGGTAAATATCCAGAAACTTGTTTTAAAATAGGATTTACGTTTCCTCTTAAAGCGTTGTCTACATTTTGTCCAGTTTGTACAAGTGTTCCCGCAGTAGCTGACACGTTTCCTACAATGTTTTGTGTTAATGAAGCGTTGTTATAGTTGTATTTTACATCGTTAAATATATCCTGTGGTATACCTGCTCCGAATGAACCTACACCCGAATCAGATACCATAGAATCAATAGCGTTACCAGGAGATTTTTTAGCAGTTGTAACTGGGTTTTTGCCTTGATAAAGTTGTTTAATTGCAAAGACTGTAGCACCCGTTAATGGAACCGTAGACAAGTATTTAATTAACGGAGCAGCATTGCCGTTACGTGCATCTTTTACTAATTGAATAATAAAGTTTGACTGTTTGAGTGTGTAAGCACCACGATATTGACCTATTAATTTACCCCAATTTGTATTTAACCAAAGTGGAGATTGTATTTTACTTGTACTAAAAATAGTTGAATTTGAAAGTCCGTGAGCGGCTTGAATTTGTTGATCATCAGATAATCTATATCCTCCTTTACCATTGGATTCTAAATCACCTGAAACACCTAAATCACGAAGCCTTTGTATACTAGCTTCACTGCCATCAGCTGCAAGTGCAATAGCGTCTGCTCTACCCGCAATAAAAGCGGTAATTCGGTGAAACTGTCGTACTTGTTTAAGGAACATTGCTGTTCCACGAATACTATTAACATTATGTCCATCTTCACCATCAACTCCAGCATGATGTGCCCAATCTCGTTCTTCTTTATTGAATACTTGATTAACTACAGCTTTAAAATATTTACCAAAACCTGCACGAGAACCAATGTTAGCAAAACCTTGAGGAAGGTGAGCAATAAAAGCTTTTTGTAGTTGTAAGAAACCTGTAATTTTCATAAAACCAGTAGAAAGTTTGTTTAGTGCTCTACTACCTGATTCTTGATTTTTATTTAAACCATCAACAATTTCGTTAAATGCTTGAACGTCATGGCCAGCCTTAGATAATCTGTTTTGAATTCTGTATACTTCTTCATTGTTTGCACCAAACTGACGTGCTTCAGCAATACGATCAGATGCACCTTTAAAATATTTTTCAAGTGTATCAATGTCTATTTTATAACCTGGCAATTTTACAGTTCTAGATTTTTCAAAATTGCCAAACCTATTTGGACTAAGCGTTGTATTGTTTCTCATTTCGTTTAATATGCGTACTGCATCTTCACGTGAGGTAGCTTGACCTGTTTTAACTAAATATTGCACACTACGTTCAAAATTAGATTTTTTGTTTAAAAATTCGCTATAGTCATGAGGCATATAGGTTGTACCGTAATTACCCATAGTAATGCCAGCATCTATTGCTTCATTATAAATACGACTCATAGCATTTCTAAGTTCTTGTACAGCTTGAAATACAGATACGTCACTTGTAGTAGCTTTGCCTTCTTTTACTAACCAAGCAAGTTTTTGCTCGTCTTTAGATAATGAATAAAACGTAGGAATAGAATCTTTCATTTTGGTATAAAGTCTGGATGACATAATGTCTTTGTTTAAGAAACGTTGTATAAATTCACGACCAGCTCCTGTCATTTTAGACAATCGTGTTTGTGGAGAGAATAATTTGTTTGCGTCACTTTCGCGTTTAAACTCTTGCGTAACGTCTTCTTGTTTATCTACAGGTAAATTGTTTACATCAAAACGTTCGTTGTTATCTTCAACGTTTAAAGGATTTGGAGTTTCAACAAACGGAGCATCGGATTTACCCGTTTCAGGAACAACGTAATTTGTTTCATTAACGCCTTCAGTTTTTCCTAATCTTCGATCTAAAGCATCAAGCGTTGTGTTAATAGAGTTCATGTTGCGTACCATGTCTGTACTGTTTTCTTTCATACCAGATTTAATCATGCGAGCACGCTCTACTTTTAATTGTTGATAATGATTGTGTAAAACTTCTGTTCTGTTATCTCCAGCTACTTTACTGTCATAAGTTCCGTCTTTTTTAGCCCTATCAATGTTTGTCCAGTTTTTAAAGCTTTCTTTCCATCCATTTATTTTGTTTGTTATAAATGGTTTAACATTGTTTTGTATTTCAACATTAGGATTTTGACGTGTATTGTAAAGTTCATCATGTGCATCTTTAGGAGGTATGTTATTAACGTCAGCGTATCCTTTAGCTTCTTGAGTAGTTTCTGGGGTTGGTTTTGTGTCATTATTAATATTTATAATGTCAGCAGGTTTATTAGGTTGTGAAGCATTTTGTTTTACGTTTTCGTCATGATTGTTTAATGCTATTTCTTTATCTAATTCATCACTAATAGCATGTATTTGAACAAGATTATTTTGTACATCGGGGTGCAAATTATCATAATTCGAAGCCATAAATTCTTTATGAGCTTCTATTGCATCAGATAATTGTATAGTTAATTGCCTTATTTTAGAATTTGTAGTAGCTAATATTTGTAATGATTTGTCTTTTATGCTTTGTAATAGATTTGGGACGTAACGTTGAGCAGCTTTATAAAAGGTTTGTAAAAGGTCTTTAGTTATTATACTTCCACCTTCAAAACCAGCATTGATTGCTAAATTAGTGGCAACTTGTTCTGGCGTTATTTTAATATCTTTTGATGCTTGTTGCCCTGTATTTAATGCTGTATAGCCTGCATTAATAGCTAACCCTTTTGGTGATACAATAGCTTTTGCTGCGTTTACTAAACTTTTTTGTAATCCGTTTTCATCAGCAAAATTTCTAATATCATTAGCTGCTTGTCCAGCGTAATCTGAAATTGTAGACGTTGCATCCGATACGCCTGGAACTTTAGAAATTACATTTCCAACTTTAGAAGTTACATTTCCAACTTTTCCAATTGCATTTGCAACTTTAGGTAATTCAGTAACACCTTTAACAATTTCTCCACCAGCAAGAAACGTTCCTACATCTGAAACGCCTTGTGCAATTTTATAAGGAATATCATTTCCATTCATTTGTTTATCTACTGTATCTACAGTTTTAGCAGCAGTATCAAGGTCTTTACTAAATTGACTTGTACCTGTTCCCGGGCTTACAAGATCAACTAAACCTGAAACACCTTGAGCAGTTCCAATGGCTGAACGAGCAGCACCCAATAACAATGAACTTGGTAAATTTGCAGTATTAACTACGGCTTTACCAACGTAATGAACTACATCATTCCATATGCTACCTTTTTTAGGTGCAAGTTGTGGTGTTTGTTGTTTTGGTTGAGCGGGTTGCGGTGGTGCTTTTGGTATAGATATTGATGAAGGTGCTTGAGCAGGAGCAATACTAAGATTTTGTTGAGGTAATGGAGCAACACTTATATCGCTAGGTGGTGTAGGTATTGGTTTTAGAGTAGCAGTTGGTGGTGGAGCTAAACTAATAGTTTGTTGTGCAGGTTGAGCAATACTAATAGGCGTTTGTGGCACATTAGGAATAACACTAATAGATTGTGGGGTGTCATCTTTAACCTTTAATGGACCCATTTAATTCTCCTAACGGTTTAGTATTTGTGATAGACCTTGAGTACTACCTTGTAAATTTGGTGAAGGTAATGGAAGAGTCGCCGCAGGTGTTGTAGGTGCTGTAGCCATTGGAGCGTTTGCAGTTACTTGATTACCTGAATTAATTGAATTTGTATAAGCTGTTGTAGCAGCGTTTACATTGTCGTTCAAACTTTGTAAATCAGCTAATGTAGTAGCATCTAATGCTTGTTTAGTGTAATAAATTTGATCTCGTGCTTGAGAACCTACTGCTGTTGAAAGTTGATTTTGAAGATTTATTATGTTATTTTGGTATGTTTGTGTAATATTATCTAATGTTTGTTTTTTCTGTGTTCCAATAACCTGTTGTACATCTACACCATTTTTAAGGTCGGCATCAATTTGAGCTTGTAAATTTTGATTGTTTACTGCTGTATTAAGATTAATTGAAGATTGTTCTTTAGCTTGTTCTTTGCCATAGGCATATTCACCCATTTGTACAGCACTTGAACTACCAGCTCCCGTGTTACCTAATGCATTTTGGAAACCTTGATTTTGACCTCTAATTGAATCAGCAAGTTGTGCAAGTGAAAGTTGTTTTAAAGCGGTATTGCCTGCTTGTTGTTGTCCTAAAACATTTACTTGACCTTGTGTTGTATCTGCACTTTGTTGAGATAATGCACTATAATAAGCGTTTGTATCACCTACGTTTTGTGCATAATTTGCTGGACCTGAAACCATTAATTGATTAATGTAATTTTTAATTGGGTTAGTATAGGTAGTTTGAATAGCTTGCGATAATTGAGCTGTTGCTAAAGGGTCTAAACCTGTTGATGTACCGCTTGTAACTGTTTGATTTGTTGCACCGGCATTAGGATTGTTAATAGCGTCTGTAGCCGTGTTTTGTCCCGGAGGAGTTAGTTGAACATCTGTTGCATTTGAACCTTGTATTAACCCTGCTGGATAATTAGTTACACCAAGTGTTCCGCCTTGTAATGCGTTACTCATTCCTGCACCTGCTTGTGGATTGCTTGCACCATATTGTGGATTGCCGGCACCTCCTTGTAGATTCATAAAATCTCCTATTTAAAAAAGAGTCATACCTAAAAGAAGGCACAACTCTTTGATTTCAAAGTCATTGATTACATACATTATATCAGAAAAGAAGCTTTATATCAACTAAACTTCCAGTCCCTATCAACTTTTTGAGCAATTTCACCTAGTTTTTCTATTTTATCTTTATCACCATTAATAACAGCAGCTTTCATTTGTTCTCGTAGCTTTTGAATAGCCGGTGAACGTTGCTGTAAATTAATAGCGTAAATAATATCGTTTGCACGACGTTTTTCTAATTCAGATGTATTAGGATCAGAAAGTTTTTTTTGCATTTTTAAATAATCAGCTTGTCGAGAAGCATCTAACTTACGTGGATCCATATTACGATCCTTCTGCAAATGAATAACCGAGGTCTTTAAGCCTGCGTGTTACGTCCATAGGTTCCCAGTTAAGGATTTCAGCTATTTGGTCTATGTTTGCATCACGTGCTTCATAATGTTTTTTAATAAAACCATCGATTTGATTATCTACACCTTTAACAGTACTTAAATCTTCAGTATCAATTTCTTCATAAAGTTCATCAAGACTTTTTTGTTTAGCAATAATTCCGTGTACAGGTACTTTTTCTTCTGTAAGTGGAACCATTATGCCTGCATCTGTTGATGCTGGTGTTGCCGGTTTGCTTGCCATTATTTTCTCCTTATTTAATTAAAAGAAGGTAGAAGCGATAAAACTCCTACCTCCTATGACTTTATTCTGTTTATCTATTAAGAAATAGATGCACCAGATATAACGTCGATGACCCATGATGAGTTCAAAGTCTTTGCAGCGAACTGACCAGCCCATGAAATGGTGTGGTATCGTTCTGCAGCATTGGCTGAATCTGCACCTGTGACAATGTAGAGCTTTGGAGCGTCTAATTGATTGTCGTATACACCAAATGCTTCTCGTCCGTGGATGAAGTTGTGGTATTGAGTTGTAGGAGTAGCAGTTTGAGTAGTAGTCTGACCTTGGTTAGATACTAGGAAACGTACACCATACAAAGCACCAATTTCACCAGCGTAAAGAGCTTGTACATTTGAGTATGCTGCTGCGTTCTGCCAAGTACTTGTAAGGATTAGGTCGTATTCTGACTGAGGTTGAATCTTACCGATCCAGCCAAAAGTACCATCATACATTAAAGCCTTATTTTCTTTGAGAGTTGCAACGGCTTGAGCAATATATTGAGCTTGCATCGTAGCATTGGTGTTAGCAGTAGAAGTTGGGATTGTAAGAGCAGTATTACCTGCATACAATGCGTTTCTTACTAGTGCGTCTAAAGTTTCACCCATGTTCTGAGCAACAACGTCAATTTTTTCTTTGTCGCGGTCATCAATGTCTACAGTACCCAAGAGTCGAGTAACTTGAATTGAGTTACCATATTCCTGAAGAGTAACAGTAACCTGAGTATCAGTTAGAGTAACTAATGTTGGGTTTGTTCCTTCAGTAAGTGGAGTTACGGCTGTAGCAAGTGGTGAGAAGCGGTTAAAGATAACTTGCTTTCCAGCGTTGCCTTCTAAAGCTCGTAGCTGAGCACCTTCTTGGTGTACTAACATAGCACGTGCACGTTCTAGGAACCTTCGTTCGTAGTAAACGGCTACTTCAGCTGATAGACCACCAGGGTTTAAACTGGAGTCATAAGCAGCGGTTGTATTCTGTGTTGTATTTGCCATTGAATTTTATGCCTTTGTTTTTAACGACGATTCATTGCGAACCAGTCCTCCATCTCTTTGGAACTCATTTCGTTAAACGATTTCTGTATTTTTACAGTAGCGTTTGGACGATTAGCAGATTTCCCTTTTGATGCTGATTCTGAATTTGTCGCTCCTTGCGGATTTGTATTTGATAACGAGTCCAATACTCGGGTTAAAGGCTGTAGGAATTTTGTAAAGCTATATGTAGGATCTTTGGCATATATGTCACCGTAAGATTCGGTAATTTCATGAACCAAGTCTTCATCATAATCATCGCTATTTGGATTAAGGACTGAATATTTGGTTTCAGCTTTTTCAATTTCTTGAGCCCGTTTCTCAGATGCTTGTTGTCGAGTTAAATTAGATTCCAAAACCTTTGCGGTTGTTTGCATTTTCAGGTCTACTATTTGACTAGCGGCGTTGATTATATCCTGCTTAATTTGGTCAGGAGTAATCTCGCTCATCTGTGAATAGTCAGGCAACTGAACACTTGATGGACTAACTTGGTTGTTAGACAAGACATCGGATAATGAACTGGGTTGCTGTAAAGCACTTTCTAGTTCCCTAATCTTAGTTGTTAATTCGCTAATTCGCCTCTCTGCACGAGAAGGTCGTTGTCGAGCCCCATCACTACTATTTGCACCGTTACTCTCATCACTAGAGTCGGAATTACCATTATCCTGATCAATACCGCTATCGACATTGGCGTTAGATCGTTGTAGTGCTTCGGCACCTGCGTTTGAGTTTACATCTGATGACGAATCTGATGTTCCACCTGCAGTGGTGGTGTTTTGCGTCATTTGTGAATCAGCCATGGCTGCTCCTTTCTTACACACTTGTTAAGGCTCGTGCGTCGCCTGGGGGTGATGTCCCCCAACGCCTGCTCATCTATTTGGGACGAACAGGAGTTGAAGGGCATTACCTATCTTTTACAATAGGATCTCCGTTCTGCTTAACACCAACAAGCATCTTATCCATCCCGACAAAAGCAAGCGTATGCTGGTGGTCGCAGCTTCTACATATAAGATATGGCCCTTGTTGGATTGGCGAATGATAAACACCGGAAGCACTTTTCTCAGATAGTTGTTTATTGATTTTGGTAAAGTCAGGGAATTGTACAGGTTGAGCATTTAGTATTTCCTCCTTAAATTCCTTGTTGTCGTTTTCCATTCTTAATCTTCTCCTCTACTTGAGCGACTGCTGTTTCTACGGTTAAGATAATCTTTTCTAGCTCATCAGCTATTGCATTAGTAGTAATAGTAAGACGGCCAATTTCTTCAAGTGATTTGTTAGGTATTGCAGCCTGTAATGGTTTGCCAGAACGGTATGAATTAATGGTTGCTTCAAAGTCTTTTTTAATTAATTCCCATCCTGCGTGTGA